TGGATGGTATATTGAGAACTCTCTGACCACTCTGGGTCAGAAGGATCCTGTGTCTGAATACAACACGATGCTGTGGAACAACGGCACCGATGCTGGTAAGGATGCCGCACGTAAGCAGAAACGTAAACTGACTTACATTGCTAATATCTATGTTGTCAAAGACCCTGCTAACCCTGCCAACGAAGGACGGGTGATGCTGTACAAGTTCGGTAAGAAGATCTTTGATAAGATCACTGCCGCAATGCAACCCGAGTTTGAGGACGAGGAAGCAATCGATCCGTTCGATTTCTGGCAAGGTGCCAACTTCAAACTGAAGGCAAAGAACGTTGCTGGTTATCGTAACTACGACTCATCTGAGTTCGCACGTCAGGATGCACTGCTTGAAGATGATGATGCAATGGAAGCAATCTGGAAGAAGGAATACTCTCTCGAAGAGTTTGTTGCTGCTGACCAGTTCAAGTCCTATGATGATCTGAAGAAGCGTCTTGACTATGTTCTTGGTATCAAGGGAACTCCTAAGTTCCAGGATCAAGAGTCGGTTCAAGAGGAAGAAGAGTTCCGTCAGCAGAATCGTGGTGAGAGCAACTCTATGCCTCAATCCATGAAGGAAGAACTGAACTCCCTGTCCAGTAGCAGTGGTGGTTTCAATGATCCTGATATCACACCGTCTTCTAATGATGACGATGATACTCTTTCATACTTTGCTGCTCTTGCAAACGACTAAAGAATCTTGACTTTGGTGTTCTCGGTTTTCACTGTCGATTCGTTGACATATTCCGAGGACAATCCATAAGTCATTATTTCTCTCATATCATTTAAAAACTGCTGTAAAAATTCTCGTTTTAGTAAATAAATCGAGGATTTTTTATTGTTCAATACAGTTTCGTATTCCCAGTTTGACACACCGATTCTTACTTCAGAACCAGTTTTTTCTTGACTGATTCCATTGTCACTATATTTAAAGGTGAAATTGGAGTCAACTTGTTTGCCTGCAGGAAGGATCACTCTATTGCTTGAATCCTTTATTTCAATAGTTTCAAAGTGATGGTTAGAGTTCAATCCCTCTATTCCATATTTCTTTTCAACATACTTATAAAGTTCATAGTTTGAAAGAGGCCATTCATCTCTTACATTGATTATTCCTGCAGTCAACAGAACAACCCAATCAAGTTCTTCTCTGCCATAAAATTCTTCGGCAACAGTATCAGGTCTTGCTCCCTGCATAATTTCATACTTATCAAACATCGTAAAGACATTTTGTAAGTCATCACGTAACTTGTTCCTTCTGAACAAGTTTTTTACTGTCAGATAGTCTTGAGATGAAACTGCATCAGACAAGAATGATTGATATTCTATGTTTGGTAATTCTCTAAAGTAACCCATCAGAATCCTACTCCAGTATTGTTTCCATATTCATCATAATCTTCGTTATAAATTGGAGTCAACTCACTAAAAACTAATTGCATCTCCATTGAAATTGGAGTTCCGTCATGATATGTTGCATACACACCATCGGCAGTGTAATTGACATTTGCAGATTTTAAAGCACAGATCTTAAATTTATTTAAAAATTTGTGTTCCTCTTTTCCCATCATATACGTAATTCTAAAAACGTTTGGTGTTGTTAAAAAGTCTCCACCAGAACCTTTAGGTTTCATATTACGTTTGAAAACTTTTATGATATCTCTAACTACGTCGGATTCTTTTTTAAATCTTGGAGTAAACTTGAACGTGAAATTAAATTCTCTAAGTGCTGGACCCGAAAATAATAGTTCCATATTTGGATTTATTATTTGTCCTGAAGATCTCGCTGTCAATTGATCTACAGTTATATTTCCACCGATTGCATTAACAGCAGATTTTGCAATAAAATTATTAATTAATGCTTTATTGTTTCCTGCTGTGTCTAATGCGTTTCCAAGTTCCGTTGAAGTATTTCCAAAGAAATCTCCAATACCACCCGAACCGATTATATTTTTAACTGCGCTTATACCTTGTTCCTGCATAAAGTTCATTCCACTGTCTTGATAATTAACTGAACTTTGATCATTGATTTGGGATGGTATCGGAAGAATTACAGTTCCCAATGATTTTTCTATCAAGTTGCTATCATCACGAGTCACTGTGGCTCTATTGGTCTTATAATTAAAAACTTCAAACTTGATAAAATCTTGACCTTCTTCTATTGCATCTTGTGGATATCTTAAATTCGAGAAGTTTTCTGGTTTTCCTTTTTTGGGTATTCTTCTTTCTCTTTTTGGAGCTGGAGGTGTTTTTGGTGCTGCACTAGTAGGTGCCTGTTTAGTTGACTGTTGCTTGTTTAATTCTTGTTGGTTATTATATAATCCTTTATACTTTGCGGCATCTTTTCCCGTTCCAGTTACCCACTGTTTTCCATCCCATCTTTGATATGATTTTTGACTTCCACCCCTACCAGCAGTTTTGACCCTAACCGTGTTAATGGGTCTGGCAGCATCTTCCTTTGCCTTTGTAGAATTTAAATCTCTTACTTGTTCAGCAAGTTTTCTTTGAGCTTCTTTTTGTGTAGCACTTAATCTTTTCTTTCTTCCCATCTATCTTTTTTCTAACTATTTAGAAACTTAGCGTAAGGAATTTCCCTTAAGTCTGCAAGTTCCCCTGTACGAACTTTATATAAGGGTGTTTGAACTTCTTCCCACGTATACTTTCTATACTTATTCCAGTGAAAATTATATCCAATGAATCCAACTGTTCCGTTTTGAGACTGTAAGTAATTTTCGGCAACAATCAATGGATAAAGATCATAGACTATATTTGGAGTTTTTGCCACATATTTAAATGTATACAGTTCTCCTATTTCTGGAACCATATCCGTATCAGAACTCAATACACTTGATATTTGATTCCATAATGAATCAGCACCTTCAGAACCAATCAATCTGTTCACTACTCCTCTGATTCTGTTTCCATCATCGTCAGTGGGTCTGATGTCAGATTCTTCTATGGTTAAATTTGTCGGTGCTCCAGATCTATAATCTCTATCTTTTTCAATCTCACTTATAAGTTGGTTTTTATTCAATCTTCCATAGTTTGTACTAGTTTCACCAGATGGTAGTTTGAAAATTACATAATAATTTCTTGCAATGGATATTAATTCAGAAACTGTGTAGTCATTCAGTCTATTCTTTTCATATCCTGTTAGTGCCATTATTTTATACCTAACTCGTTTTCTGTAAGCACCTTAAATTCATAACCACGATCTAAGCACCATTCTTTTGCTGCTGCCCATTTTGCCTGATTCTTGGCGTATTCGACAACCTCAAAGATGTATCCTTTGGTCTTTTTCTTTTGAACCTTGGGTTCAATACATTGTTTTAGTGGTTTGATCTCAACAATCATCTTTTTGATTCTTCCATTATTTTCTTTGACCTTTATGTAAAAGTCTGGAAAATAACGATGAACTCTGTTATCAACTGGTGATCTGTATGGAAGTGCAATCTCTTCACTCCCCCATTCCAAGATGTTTTCATTTTTATCACAGTAAACCATGAATTTACGTTCCCATAAAGAACGATATACTATGTTTGAAGAGTCTCCTTTATACTTTCTTGGAAAGGATGGTTGATATTTTCCTCTATATGCCATCTAAATAATTAATAATAAAAGTCCATATAAGGTATTTAGAGTGGCATCACTTATTCAAGGATATAAAATGAGTGCCCTGACTAAACAGGACCTCGTTAATCCAGCACTAGATAATCACTATCAGGTATACATTTCTGGTATGCCTAAAGCATTGCAGGATTTACTCAACAGTGAAAAGTATGGTAATTTAGAAAAAGACTGGTATAATCAATATGTTGGAGTACTTTGCACTGAGGCAACTTTGCCTACAAGTTCATTTGCAACAGCAGAAGTCAAAGACAATTTTCAGGGTATAACTCAACAGTTTGCACATACTAGATTGTATGTTGATAGTGAGTTTACTTTCTATGTTGATAAAAAATATAAAATGCTAAAGTTCTTTGAAGGTTGGATGGATTATATTTCTGGAACCATTCACCATACAAAGACTCCCGAAACTAACACAAGAGGATACTATCGTAAATTTAATTATCCTTTAGGAGATCCCATAAGTTCATCTCAAAAAGCAACTGGTGGATACAAAGTTGATACATTGTCAATAACAAAGTTTGAAAAAGATTTTCAAACTTCTAAGGATTATTTGACTTATGAATTTGTTAATGCATTTCCAAAAGGTATGACTTCAATGCAGGTCAAATATGGATCTGCAGAACTCCTCAAAGTTAGTGTTCAATTTGGTTATGATAGATATATTGTAAGTCATGGACTTCCACAGAGAGGAAATAATTCCATCGGTGCAAATGATTTAATTGGAACGGGATCTAATATTGCCTGATAAATAATCACAACTGAAATTATAATGGGTTGTTATGCCTTTACCAAAAATTAATACTCCAACTTATGAGTTGGAATTGCCTTCTACTGGGAAAAAAATAAAGTATCGTCCTTTCTTGGTAAGAGAAGAGAAAATTTTGATTATGGCATTGGAATCTGAAGATACCAAACAAATTTCTGATGCAATCAAAACCGTCCTTTCTGATTGTGTAATGAGCAGAGGTGTTAAGGTCAATGACCTTTCTACTTTTGATATTGAATATCTCTTTTTAAATGTTAGAGCAAAATCAGTTGGAGAAACTGTAGAAGTCAATATAACTTGTCCTGATGATGGAGAGACACAAGTTGCCACTGAAATCTTCATTGATGAAATTAAAGTAAAAAAAGATCCTGAGCATTCAAATATTATTAAATTGGATGATAATCTTTCACTCCAGATGAAGTATCCTTCACTGAATCAATTTGTTGAAAGTAATTTTGAGGTTGGTGAAAGTTCAAGTGATGTTGATAAATCTTTGAGTGTCATTACTTCATGTATCAATACGGTCTTCAATGAAGAAGAATCTTGGTCAGCATCTGACTGCACAAAGAAAGAACTCAAGGATTTTGTCGATCAGATGAACACCAAGCAGTTCAAAGAAGTTGAGAAGTTTTTTGAGACTATGCCAAAACTTTCTCATACCATCAAAGTTAAAAATCCAAATACTGAAGTTGAGAGTGAAGTAGTTCTTGAGGGATTAGCAAGTTTTTTCAACTAGCGATGTCGCATGAGAGCCTTGAGAATTTTTATAGAACTAACTTTGCCCTCATGCAACATCATAAATACTCATTAACAGAACTAGAGAATATGATACCTTGGGAGAGAGAAATTTATGTGACTCTGCTCTCACAATATATTGAAGAGGAAAATCTAAAGGCACAACAACAAAATGGCTGATAATTTAGAACCCAGGGTATCGGACTTAGAACAACGTGCTGACAGTGCAGATAATCGCACTGGTAATTTAGAAGTTAAAGTAGATAAGTTAGAAGGTAAGATAGCAAGAATATCTGCAAATAAAATAAGTAAAAAACAATTTAGTGAACTAGGTTCTAAGGTTGCCCTCAACCAACAAAAAATTACAAAGATAACAAATATTCTTAAGGCAAAAGGAACCGCCAAAAAAGAAGGTACAATTTCATCTCTAGCACCAGAAACTGGAAAAAATACTTTAATACAGATCAATGAGTCTCTTGTCAGTATAAAAGAGCAATTGGAACTGGATTATTCTTCTCGTATTAATAAAGAGAAGAGAGATCTAAAGAATGCACAGAAGGCAGCAGATTTAAAGAAAAAGCAACAGAAGGAAAAAGATGTTGAAGCACTGAAGAAAGTTGGTGGTGCAATTGGTGGTATTGTTAATAAAGTTGGAGCACCAATCAAGAACGTATTTGACAAAATACTGGGATTTTTTGGAGCACTTGTCGCTGGATTTGCAATTAATCAAGTACTGAAACCGGAGAGAATTGAATTTATAAAAGGAATATTTGATGGTATTGCCCAAAATTGGAAATGGGTTGTAGGTATTGCCGGTGGTGTTTTAATTGCTGGTGTGGTGAGAAAACTTGTAACTCTTTTTAGAGCAGTAAGAGCAATCGGTAGATTTGTTACTGGTGGTGGAGGAAGAGGAAGAAGACCAAGAGGGTCCAGAGTATCTCCATCAGAACAGAGATTTAGGAGAAGATTTGGAGATCGTGCCGGGAACGATAGATTTGGAAAAAAACCAAGAGGAGGTCTTATTAAAAATGCTTCCGGTGGAGTTAGAAATAATATTGTAGCAAAATCAGTTGCTAGGGTTGAGGATATTGCATCTAAAGCAGGATCAAGAGTTGTATCAAAGTTGGGTTTAAAAGGAATTACTAAATTCTTAAGACCTCTTTTAAAAAGAGTTCCTATCTTTGGTGGTCTAATTGATTTTGCAGTATCATTGGCACTCGGAGAACCCATAGGAAGAGCAGCAGCAAAATCAGTAGGTGCCATGTTAGGTGGTGCACTAGGATCATTGGTACCTATTCCATTTTTTGGCACAGTTGCTGGTGGTATATTTGGTGATATCGTTGGTGGTAAAATTTATGACTTTATAACTGGTGCTAAAAATGAAGAGAATAATAAAGAATCTGCTGAAATGAATGCTGGTGGTAAAGTTGCAGGAAATGAATTAGGACCAAATAAAGATAGTGTTTCTGCAATGTTGACACCAGGTGAATTTGTTATTAACAGAGATGCAACTAATCTTTGGGGGATCAGTACTTTAGCAGCTATGAATTCTACTGGTGGTGAAATGTATAATGTAATTCAAAAAACTTTCGAATCTCAAATAAAAAATAATTTAGAATTTGAAAAAGCAAATATTGAATTTGCAAAAGTTCTAAGTAGTTTGTCAGAAGTGATGACAAACAAAAAACCTCCTACAATGTCATCTGGAGGAGGAGGTGGAGGTGGTGCTTCTGCTGCAAAAATAACACCATCGTCTGGTGGTGGAGGTGGTGGTGCTTCAAAGTTAAAACCTCCTGCCAAACGTAAGGGAAGTGGTGTTACTATGATGCCACCACAAAAACAAACAACGATGACATCTCTTGGAGGAGATCAACCAAAACCTGCTGGTGATTCTATTCCAGTATTAGGTGCCGAAGATCCTTCCAATTTCTTTATTGGGTTTATGAAGGAACAATTAGGAATATTTGGAGCCTGATAAATGGACAATATTCAACTAAACAAAGTAAAAATAAGTGTAACTGAATTAGACAGTTTCATTTTGAAGTCTAGAAAAGATCTTCAAAAAGCAAAGATCAATAAAAATAAATTTTTAAGGAAGCAGGCAAAATTAGCAAAAAGAGAGGAAAAAGAAAAGGCAACCGAAAAAATTAAACCAGTTACAAGTTTTCTGAAAGCAGGGGCACAGAAGATAACATCAAAAGTTATGCCCATATTTGATACAGCGATGAATTTCTTTGGAACTTTATTGTTGGGATTTCTTGTCAATCAGTTACCAAAAATAATAGAGAATGTAAGTAATTTTATTGATCAAGTAAAGCCTGCTTTAGACGTTGCTGGTAAAATATTTGGTGTCATTGGAACTGGTTTTGGGTTTATTTTTGATCAATTATTTCCAACCTATGCAAAGTCAAAAGTTGATTTGAATCCTATAGAAAGTGAATTAAAGACTTTAGATAAAGATTTGAATGTTGGTATTTCTGAGTTGGATTTAGGTTATGATGAAGTTGACGAAGTTACAACCAGAAATGCCGATGATCCAAACGTAATGTCTGATGGAAGTGTTATAAGAGTTGGAGATACTGTTGGTGGATCTGACTTTAATCCACCTGCTCCAGTGCGACAACAACCGTTGATGAGAAATAGAGGTGGAGTCGTTCCTCCAAAAAGCAAAACTTCCGATTCAAAGAAGACTAATATAAAAACAACTTCAGGAGGTTTTCCCAAAAAATCATATTTGATGTTTGCAAAGTCTTTAGGAAAGAGTAAAAAATCCATAGAGATTTTCAGAAAAAATATCAAAAATCTCCAGGGCATGTTTAAAAAATCTGCTCCTGGTGTTGGTAGTTTCCTAACTAGAAAACCTTCACCAAGTGGTGATAATGTAGAAATTTCAAGTGGACCAATACAACCAGGAGGAAGTCTTGATTTTATTGGACATGGTGATGGTGCCAGTGGTAAATTAGTTCTGAATGATGCTACTGGTAAAAAAATTGGATCATGGGAAGCAATTAGTGGAGTGTTTAGAACTGCAAATGCTTCTCAAAGTGATAGGGCAAATATTTCTGGAGCTTTGAATCCATTACCAGATGGTCGTTATCCTTTATTAGATTTTCAAAGACATGGATATATTGATGGGGTAGGAACTTGGTCTGCTTACATCAACAATCTAAGTGGTTCAATCGGTAACAGAAGTCAATTATTGGTGCACAGTGATATTGGTAGCAATGGAACTGCAGGATGCATTGGAGTTGAACTTGGTGGATCTCCCGGAACTCCTGCTGAAGAGAAGTTTATTGCAGCTTATGAAGCAGTCAAACCAACTTCAGTCAATGTTGCTATTGGAAAGGGTGCTAAAATTTCATCTGTAAAACCAAGAGTTTCTCCAGATAATATTTCTGTCCCCACAGATGATGGAGGTTCTGATCAAGTCATTATTATGCCAGTCGAAGTTGAAAAGATAATTAAAGTTCCGACTGGTGGTGGATTAAATAGTTCTGCATCAGGAGGATCTTCCGGATCAAATTCTAGTAATCTTAACAATATACCGTAAATGGCATCAGCACAAGGGTCAGTATTCGAAAAATTTACTATTATATCACCTGACGGAGCAAATCGCGTTGATGTGTTCAAAACTCCTGAGATGAGAATCATAAGTTTTGATTTTTTTGAAAACATTCTATCTCCAATTATTACTGGAGTAGCAATAATCTCCAGCACTGGTGGTTCTGCAGAATCTAAAGATGATACTCAAAATAGATTGGGTGCTCTTCATACATCATTACCTATTCGTGCAGGTTGTACTCTTTTAGTTAAAATAAACTCTGAGATTGGAGAAGCAATAGACTTTTCTTTTGAAAATGATGACTATAAAAAATTGTATGTCACTGATGTAAGTGTCGTAGATTCTTCAAACTCTGAGACATTAGCAATAAAATTCTCAACAAGAACTGCCTGGTTGAATGAGACTACAAGGATCTCCAGAAGATTTAATGGTAAGATTAGTGATTCCGTAAAACGATTACTCAAAACAGATCTTTTATTTAAAGACTCTGAAATTGATATTGATGAGTCTAGTAATTCATACTCCTTTCTTGGTATGAGAAAAAGACCTCTTGACTTAATTGCTATGTTGTGTATTCGCACAGTTCCGTCAAGTATTACGAATCCTGGTTATTTCTGCTATGAGACTAGAAGTGGATTCAAATTCATTTCTGCCGATAAACTAATCAATCAAGATCCATTTGAAAAAACTTATAGGTTTACGGGACAACCAATCTCAACGGCAGAACTAAAAGACAACTCTAATGATTATAAAGTTTCGTCTTTGAACATGGTAAAAGATC